NGCATGGCTTTATCAGATCAACAAATGAAAGCAGCCATTGAAATTTTTCAAGATGAAGATTTTGTGAAGCGAATGATTCAAGAGGCACAGGGCAAAACCGCCGAACTCGAAGCGGCCGGCGTAGCCCACAAAGGCGAAAACGAGGCTGCCCCACAGGCGCAAGAAATACAACTGAATATGGAAGAGTTGGCGGCTGAAGTCGGCAAACAATTTGCCGCCGATCTAACCCCCCTGGCAGATGCCATTGCTACTATGACCAGTAGCGTAAAAGATGTTCAAGAGCGTTTGAATAAACTGGAAGAGACCAAGAAGGTGAAGGACAAAACCGAAACACCCCGTTATATCTTCAATCTCGAACGAGCCAGCGAATCTGAAGAAACTATAGTCACAGAGGATGACAAAATAAAGGGGAAAAAACCCCACGAGGCTAAGGCAAAAGACGGTGATGCCTGGGGCCAAATTTTTGGATCGTAATTTGTGACTATAGGAGTATTTCAAAATGAGTGATAATGTGATTACTCAAGATTTTATTCAAACAATGTCTACCATTCAAGCGGCGGAACTCGCCAAGGCATTAGGACCGTATCTGAGTGGTGAACGCCAAGCAGAATACAAAGGTTATGTGCCCGAAGGATTGCGCCATTATCAGAATTATAAAGCCAGTGGCAACCCTTCTAGCGATGCCTATCTCTATGTTAATGGTGGGCTCTTTGGACGCTGTGACGGTAACCCTTCTCTGGTTAATGCACTGGTGGGCCCTGTCGGATTTGAGTCTGTTTTGGATTGGATGGGTTCTAACACTGAACGGGAATTTTTTGACGCCTGGACCGGCATCCCCGACACCGGCAATGAACAGTCTACCGTTTGCGGCGATTGTCCCACGGTTGACCTTCAAGCCTGTGCTCAGTTCTATTGCTTCGGGCGATTCTGCCGTCAAACGCAGGAACTTCAATTTGATCGTATCGGACTGATGGCCAATGGTAGCGTTCCGCAAAAAGTGCTATTTGGGAATATAACAGATAGCATGGGTAATGTGCTGATTCGGCAGGGCGATACGATTGATAATATCTTCTATGCGCAGACCCGCATCGCCGGCTATCATCTGGCTTTGAAAAACAGCGAGCTTTTGTGGGCCGGCGACCCGTGTAATAATAGCGGCGGCTATCAAGAATATGTCGGATTCCAGCAGATTGTTAATACCGGCAAATTTGACGCATACACGCAGCTTGCCTGTGATGCAATGGATTCCTTCCTGATGGATCTGAACTTTGCGGCCTTCACCAGTGATGGAGCGAATGCTGTTCGGCGTTGGTTCAAACGGATGGTTGATCAGTTCGAGTCCGCGCAAGTCGCGCCGGGTTTGACTGGAACTCAGCTGAAATGTACATCGTAATGCATCCAAATCTATGGGATTGTGTAAGCCGGGTTTATGCCTGCGCGGGGATTGATTTATGTAGTATCTCGGCTACCAATAATGAGTTTGTGGCCAGCGCGGAACAGGCTCAGGATCGCCACGAAGAGTATTTGGCGAGGCGAGCGTTGCCAATTGGCGGCCGGATGTATCCCGTCGTGTTGGATAGCGAGATCCCGCAGACAACCGGGCAGGCCAATGGAGTCTGTTCGGATATCTATTTTATCACCACCCGGATTAGTGGCGAGACTGTTGTTTGGGGTCAGTACCAGGATTTCAATCAAACCTACGGTCAAGTCCGCAACGAGATGGTATCAATTTTTGGTAGTGATGATATTGGCATCACTGATAATGGCCGGTTTGCAATGGTGCGAGACAACTCACGCGGCTGTTTTGATGTGCAGATTTTGACGAAGCCACGCATCATCGCCACGATGCCCTGGCTCTCAGGACGGATCCAGAATGTGTGCTGTGATGTCCTGCAGCAACCGTTCCCGGATACTTCTGGCTCTGATGGTGTGTACGAGCTTGATGGTGGCCGGAGCACGACACCTATTCCCGTACTTTATGGTGATTGTGTCGATTGTTAGGATTGTGTTAACTGTTAATTTGTAGTATAATATAGGAGGGTAATTTCACCCTCCTATATATTTTTTACAGAGGTAAAAGTTAATGCGACCTATTTTTATTTACGTTTTAAGGGATCCAAGAAATAACAGAATTAGATATGTAGGCAAGACGGTACAAAATCCAAGAAATAGACTTACAGATCATATAAGACAGGCAAAGCGAGATAATAAATCCCATCGAGATAGATGGATTTTACAAGTACTTGCCGCTGATAAAAAACCAACCGTTGAGATTATAGAAGAGGTTACAGAAGAAAACTGGGAAGAGCGCGAACAATATTGGATCGCCCATTATGATAAATTAACTAACGAGACGGCGGGGGGTGAAGGGCTTCATGGTCACAGATTCTCTGATGAGCACAGACGCAAATTGGGGGAAGCTCAGGCCGGAAATACAAAATGGTTAGGCCGGAAGCATAAGCCAGAAACTAGGGCCAAGATGAGCGCGAAAATGTCGGGCGAAAATAATCCCAACTATGGCAAAACGTTTTCAAAAGAATACTGTAAGAAGCTAAGTGAAGCCCAAAAGGGGCGTAAGCACTCAGAAGAGACAAAACGGAAAATGTCTCAGGCCGCCAAAGGTAACACCTACGCTAAAGGTTACAAGCAGACCGAAGCGCATAAACAAAGAGCAATAGAAGCGCGGGCAGCCACCAGAATGAGAAAAGCCAAGGAGAGATTAAAGACGGCGAGAAAAGCCAGAGGTGACGAATGACACCATACTACGATTTGAATTGTTTTAGAATTGAAATTATGTTAAAATAACAAAAGGAAAGCCCGTTGATTGTTTCCAGCAATCAACGGGCAAGGTCAAAAGGTCGGTGCATAAGTATTATACCATACCTTTTGACCTCCTAATCCATTTTTCACTGATTTAATCATTAAAACGGCCTAAAGGAGGCCAAAAAACAATGAATATGACCTCTGAGTTAATCGAAATCACCCCTGATATAGCAATTGAATATTTGAGCGAAAAATATAGCTACGAGTTTAACCGAAAAGTTAAACCTCATCACGTCGAATTCCTTGCTGATGCTATGGAAAAAGGGCGATTTGATCCCACATCTCAAATAGCATTTGCTTGCATCCCGAACGAAAAAGATTACATTATCAATGGGCAACACACACTAAGCGCCATAATAAAAAGTAATTTGCCCCAAACATTGAATGTGGTGCGTTACATTGTATCATCACTTGATGAAGTTCACTCGCTCTTTAGTCATTACGATATAGGATATTTGCGTTCTTTTGCGGATAGTGTGCGGGCTTTCGGAGTGGCAGATAATACAGGGTTAAATCACACACAGATTAAACAAACCGCTGCTGCATTACGCTATATGAAGAGTGGATTTCCGCGCGGCAGCGCATCTGTGAAAAAATCCTCTGAAGATATGATTCAATTTATATACGATTGGAACGAGGAGGCTCTTTTGATTTTTAATCTTTTGATTGCAGGTGAAAAGAAAACAAACAGAAGATTGAAAACATCCGCAGTTCTTAGCGTTCTTTTGGTGATTATGAGATACAACCCTGCCAAAGGCGCAGAGTTCGTGTCTCAAGTTGCGTCTGATGATGGATTAAGAGTTGGTGATCCTCGCAAGGCTCTAAACCGATATCTTAGGGATACATCTAAAAACACAATTACTACAGGAAAGAAATCAGCTACAAATGGGCAACTGGCAAGAGCCTGTGCCAAATCTTGGAACAAATTTATAAGCAATGTTAATGCGAAAAATATAAACATAAGGAGAGAAGAAGTCTCGAAACCAATCGTAATAAAGGGAACCCCCTATACAGGAGTACATAAAACAATAGGCTAATATCCCCGTTGCCCGAACAGAAAGCACATTATAATTGCAGTATCTAACATCCTCTGGCAAAATATCGTCAGGGGATGTTATTTAAATCCAGAGGTGACGAATGACACCTCCCTCGAACGGGAAACAAGAGAGCTATTCTTTACAAATCGCTAAAGTAGGATAGAATATCCATAGGAGGCTAGAGAGCCTATGAGTACGGAACTGCTAGACAAGAACGATTATATAGTCTATAATTCTCCCCCGTTTTACAATTCCCCCCCCATACTTGCCTTTTCTATCTATCAGAACAAACATTTGATTTCCTATTTTGAACACAGATTGGAAAGCCATTTCTTCTATGAGGGAAAAAAATATAAGATATATAAAATAGCTTTTGATGTTATTGAATGTGATAATATTTTAATTGAGGCTATAATTGATTTGGCCTTGAAAAAGAGATCCGCGTTTCTGATCAGAGAAAAAATGGGTAGAGCTATAAGGTGCGAGGCATTTTTATCTGATGAAATGTGTGCCAAAGGGATTATCTTGATTTTGATGGAAGAAGGGGCAGAGTTAGAATGAAAATTCACAGCTTAACCATTCTCCATTATGGCAAGGATTATCTAAGCTACGCTCTGCAAAGTGTCTATCATTCAGTAGATACTTGCCACATATTTTATACCCCCTCCCCGTCGCACGGACACACGACCGACACCCCCCCGATTGAAACAAAAGAAGAATTACAAGCCGCAGCTTATACTTATGATCCCGATCAAAAGGTGAAGTGGTATGATATGTTGGGATCCCGACAGGAGGGATCCCAGCGCGATCTGGCATTGCAAACTGTTCAGGCGGCCGGCGCCGATCTGGTTGTCGTGGTGGATTGTGATGAAGTGTGGGATCGGGAGGTGTTGGAAAGTTTCTTGACGCGCGTTTGGGAAAAAGGAGTAGCCAGAAATAATCTTGTTAATATGATTCATTTTTGGCGGTCATTTAACTGGGCCTGTTTTGATGAGGGTTGGCCAGTAAGGATCATTGATTTACGATATTCGGGCAGCAATGAATATTTGCCAGCTCAATTGGGGCGTGTATTCCATTTTGGCTATGCGGTCACTGATCGGGTGATGCGTTACAAATGGCTGATACACGGACACAAAAACGAGCTTAGGCCAAAGTGGCTAAACGAGAAATGGCTGGGTTGGATTCCTGACACACCGGCTTGGGATTGTCACCCCACAAATGGTGAAGGGTTCTGGAACGCCGAAAGATTTGACAAAGAGAAATTACCATTTTTTATGAAAGCCCATCCCTTTTATAATTTGGATATAATAAGATGACAATCAAAATACAAGGATAATAAATTGTCTCAAATCACCTTTGTTCGATCAACACATCATTACGATTCGTATCGCGATTTTTGGCGGCTTGTCGAACTTTCTGGCTTTCCGACTATATATGAAAACCAACTTGATATTACCAGTGATAGTGGTACGTATATTATCACGCCGATGAATGGTAATTTCGAGGAACATATGGTGGGTGATATTGATCATTGGCGCGAAACCGGAGAAGCAACCGGGGGCCAGATCGCCAATCAACTTGTATCAGGGTTGCCTCGATTGGCTCATATAATTATCTGGAATTTGGAGCGCCCCAGCGGAATTGGCTCCGTAGGGCAATATGCAAAGGCCGGGTTTATGTGGATGGCTACAAGGGTTGCTGATGAAGTTTGGGTGAGCGACCCGGCCCTGGCTGACGAAACGATGTTACGCTACGTGACTCTAGGTTCCGATTATGGTCTGGGGGAACTATCGGAGAAAAAACGATATGATTTTACTCATATGAGTGTGCCCAATTCCAGGCGTGTGCAGATTTACAAACATTTTGGTGATAGCCAGATAGGGCCTAATTGCTGGCCCGGAGAGAATCCAAATAGAGACGATGTGCTGAAAAGCAGTCGTTTCGCTTTAAATATTCATCAAGATCATTTTCCGTTCTGCGAGCCATTACGGTTCGCGTTATTTGCTGCCAATGGTCTGCCAATCATCTCGGAAACGCTCAAGAGTGGGTATCCTTATGGCAGTGACATACAGCAATTCCCCTATGATACTCTGGTTGAGAATCTCAAAATTTGTTTGAATGATGATTATGAGAGATGGTATAAAATGGGGCTCAGATTGAGAAAGAAACTTTGTGAAGATTTGCAATTTGGACGCGTGGTAAGACGAGCGGTTGAAGAAAGTGTGGGGGTAGGATGGCGATAAGTGCGAAGTATCAGAAATATCTAAATAGCGATAAGTGGCGGCGCAAGCGGAATGATATATTAAGATGCCATCGCTTATGTCAGATCTGTCACCACCGCCGGGCCACGCAAGTGCATCATAAAACCTATGCTCGTATATTCCAAGAGCGTTTGAGTGATTTACAGGCCGTTTGTGGGCAATGTCATATGGAATTCCACGGGATTGAGGATGGCTCCAAGAAAGTAAAGTTATTTGGCGGCTTTAAGAAAATATGGGCGCGGGTGATCGGATGAGGATATGATAACTATATCAGGATTCACTTTCATTCATAATGCTATTAAATCGGGTTATCCCATCATCGAGGCCATCCGCGCAGTTCAGCCCTATGTTGACGAGATTTGCGTGGTAGATATGCAATCAACCGACAGTACACGGCAAGTGCTGGAACAATTAGCTAATAGCTGCGTGGATGGTGGTAAAAGGCCGACAACCTGCGATTGTGCGCCAATTAAAATTCTCGATGGCTATTGGGGCAATCAGGCCGGCGAAACTTTGCGCCAGGCTCATAGTATGTATAAACACTGCTCTGGCGACATAATCATACACTTCGAGGGTGACGAAGTATATGAGCCCGAACTATTAGAAAATATCATTTATCTAATCGCCCAGGGCGTTAAAGATATCGCTGTCCATCGCCTCCAACTTGAGCAGAATTTTCAGCGATGTCGATGGTATCCTGAACCTGTACACCGTGTTTTCTCGCGCCTGAGCCATACAAGGAAAGAGGGACACATAACAGACCGGCACGGACAGGCAACGGTCTTGGGGCCTGATAATGGCTATCTGTGGGATATCACAAATTGTTTCCGTGATAATTGGTTATATCGAGTGAGGAAACAGGCCGAACTCTGGAATAAAGAACCGCAATATATAATGACACCGATTCATAGCTGTTTGCCGGCCGATCTATCGGAGATCGACGCGCAACGCTGGCTTTATGGTGGCCGTCATTGGGAATGGACATCTACACCATTCGCAATTCCAGATATTCTCAAGCCATTGGTGGGGAAGGTGAAGTATGAGCCAAAAATATAGAAAAGATGAAAACGTAATTGCAAATGAAAGGATAATAGAGAATATCCGTCAAAAGACCAAACGTAAAGTTGTCGAATATTTCAAAGAGACAGAGGGAGAAGTTTGGTGCGATTGCGATACGTGTATTTTGATACGGCTTAAAGCAGAAGATAGCAAGTTAATTGATTCTTTGGCATATGTTGGCCTTGAATATTTGTTAGGAGAAAATTTTAACGCGGCAGCTGCATTGTCTTATTATTCATACTTGAAAAATCAAGAGGCAAGGACAAATGAAAGTTGATTTCGCCACGTTCTGCCACGCCGGGGACGCTCACAGGCTACACGCACCGGGGCAGTTGAGAAAACAAGTTGAAAGCAACAAATACCAGTTCAATGAAATCCTTGTGATTTATCAAGGGCTTGTCAAATTTGCCGCATTTGATTTTCATAATGCTTATTTTGAAGATTTCCAAAATGTTAATCTAAAAATTCACACCATTATTAACATTGATGATGTTTTGCGAACTTTTGACATAGACTTGACTGGCCAATATACAAGCAAGACAGACAAAGCGCATACTTGGAAAAATCACGTAGTCAATCACCTCGCGGCTATTCAAAGATCAAGTGCCGATTACATTGTTTTTGCCGACAATGATTGTTGGATGGTGAGGCAGCCTGAGAATATTTCCTGGATTGAAAAAGGTGTTGAAATTTTGCAGGCAACGCCTGAAATTTTCATCGTCTCCCCCAACGACGGGGAACCCGAACGCAAAACCCGCCGCATGTCACAGCAGATGTTTTTGGTCCGTGTTGAGGATTTTCGCAATGCGGATTTCAATCAACCCGGCTGGGACGGCAACGTGGATATTCCAGGGGGGCCGATGCCTGAATATTGGGGGATGCTGGAAGGGAGAATGGAGCTACATTGTCGGGCGGCGGGGATGTATCGGTATGTGTTGGGGCCTGAATATCGCTACTGGCATTGGAACCGTTTAACTGAAGATGGATATTTTGAACTCGATATGAGCAAGTATTAGCGAGATGAGAGAATGAAAGTATTAATTACCGGCGGCAGTGGCCTCGAGATGAGAGAATGAAAGTATTAATTACCGGCGGCAGTGGCCTCCTGGGGAAATATCTGATACAAACCAAACCAGGGGAATATGAGATAGCTTTGACTTATCATACGAATTTCCATAGCAGTATATTAGGTGTCATTTGGTATCATCTTGACATCCGAAATCGAGCAGATGTTTTTGATATTTTTGAAAGGTTCAGACCAGATTTAGTTATTCACTGTGCGGCTATCGGATCAGTGGACTTTGCGGAAGGCGTGGAGGGATATCAACCCGTTTTCGATGTTAATGTCACGGGTACAAAGCATGTGGTAGATGCCGCCAATGGCTACAAATCGAAGATTATTTATATATCCACCAATGCGGTATTTTCGGGTAATCTACCACCGTATAATGAAAAATCACCGTTAGAGCCGGTCAATTCTTATGGAGTAATAAAAAAACAGGCAGAACAGACAGTACGTGATCTGGCCAAAAAGTGGCTGATTATACGTCCATTCCTCCTTTATGGCTGGCCATATTTGGGAGGGAGAAATAATTGGGCTTCAGCGATTGTTGAAAAGCTGACGGATAGCAAGGGAAGTTACAAATTGGTCAATGATCATATCTGGCAGCCGACTTATGCTAAAGATATGGCAACTGCCATATGGGAATTATCATCAGATCAGGACCATGAAATTTATAATATAGCCAGCCCTGAACGGGCCACACTCTATGAGTTTGGGCTTAAAGTTTGTGAGGTTTTCGGGTTGGAAAAGAATTTAATTAAGCCGGTCGAAAGCGGTTATTTCCCGACGATAGCAAACGAAAGCGGTTATTTCCCGACGATAGCAAAAAGACCAAAAGATACGACATATGATTTGGTCAAGCTGTTGGCGAAGGGAATTATGCTGAATGATATTAAAACGGGATTAGAGATGATGAGGGCGGAAAATGAGCTATAATTTAAGCGGTTGCGTATTCATTAAAGACTGTTTCAAGGGGGCCTTTTGCCTCTTCGAGTCTATGCACCAGCTTTTGCCCCTATGTGACGAATTCATTGTTATGGACCTGGGCAGTACAGATGGTACGCTGGAAGTGATAAAAGAAATCGAGGCGCATAATCCAAAGGTGAAGATTGTTCATTCTGAATTTTACGAACAAGATGCCGCAATCTTTGCAAAACTGGCCAATGATCTTGTAGCACAATGCCGTTATGAA